GTGAACTGGAACAGTTCACCAGCGTCGTAAGTTTGTTCTATTAATCCCTGATAATCGAGAAAGTTATGGAGGCGGGCTCGCAGTTCAATACCGCGCTCCCAGACAGTTTTTATACTGGACCTGGTTTCTACCTCAAACAATCTCGTTGGATCCACTGCCCGTAGGGTGGTATATTTACCAGCCAGCAGGCAATCGTTATTTAACCAGCAGTCAAGATGGGATGGGATTCCCAAACCTCCTTGACCAACTGGCAAATACGCTAACGGATCGTGTATCAGTTTCTTTTCGACGAAACTCGGCATGCCTACTCGCATCGCGAGGCAGGATAGGGTCCTAATTAGGTCCCCTTCTTCTGGATACATTGTATCCACAAACCCGAGTTTTCGTGAAAGTTCTTTAGATTTCCCAATTAAGGGGTCGGGGTTCGCAAACTGCGTTTGTGAACCGCCCTTTGCAAACTGGTTGAAAAGTCTCATCCATATTGTGGGAGTCTCGATAGTATCGAGGATCCCAGGGTGGACGCCGAACCCTTGGCAATAATGCACAGATGTCTTTGATATTCTGTACTTTTGCCAGGAAATCTCATAGTACATTGTCTCCTGAAAACGGGGGACTGCCTTCACAAGGTGAAGAGGCCCCAGTGCTGCGTGGTCGTCCCCGCAGCAGGCGAACATTGTACGTCCTTTTATTTTACTAGATTTGCGCAGATTTGCGCGGTATTTCACCTTTGAGAGGGTGTCAAAACCGTACAATGACGCATACCATGCCCCCATGCTAGCCAAGGTCAAGACAACTTTTGTCAAGGCCTCGCCCATGAGGATTCCACGGTACGGGTTCTGGAAGGAATATTTCCTTCCATCAACTTTCTTTACCACTTCCTCCCGAAGGAGTTTGCGGAAATTAAATTGACGAAGATCCCGATTTCTAGGTACAAAATGTATCTCCCTCGCACTAGAGAGCAGCTCTGCTGCACTCTGGATGTACGCTCTCATTCCGAGACGAAGTCTTAGGCCATCTGCTAGACCTATCAGAAGGCCACAGGATGTTCTGTGCTCCGCACGGTCCGTCGCTGAGGACAGATCGGAAGACGAGATTACTTCAGGATAAAGGTTATCCCGAGTAGGAGGTCGTTTAGCTTTCAGCTTGATTTGCTTCGTATGACGGGCATATGAATGCCCGAACCGGTACAGATGGTCAGACTCTTTGAGTCCTACCCTAGCACCGGGAAGCTTTTCCAGGTGGTCCTTAAGGATATGCATTGCGGGTAC